GCAGCAACCGCTACCCAGATCGCGAGCAGCTAAAGCTGATGGCCTTGATGGTGTTCGCGCACTTCCCGCACATTCGCAAAGTGAATGCTGCGCTGCTGTTTGTTGTAAAGAACGACATGGTGAAAGCTTCGTTCTCTTTGGACGACGTTGACCCTGCGTGGTGGAACTATCGGGAGCGCATTGCCCGCATTGAACAAGCGCACGAGACAGGCGTCTGGAACCCACGGCCTTCGCCGCTGTGTCCGTGGTGCCCTGTCACTACTTGTGAAAACCATCCCAAACACTAGGAGGAAATATGCCGAAGTACAGAAAGAAGATTGATATCGAAGCAGTGCAGTGGTTCAAGGACGGCGACCATCACGCAGTTAAAGTATCGCTTGGTGACGCCACACTTCGTACAAGCAGGTTCGGTACTAACTTTGTCTTGAAAGGCGACTACATCGTCACTGACTTTGACAAAGGGTATTACGTTGTCCCGAAAGACGACTTTGAAGTTATGTATGAACTGGTAGTTGACACGGAGCAAACACCATGACCCGCGATTACAAGAAAGAGTACGCCGAATACCACGGCAAGCCAGAGCAGATTAAGAACCGCGCCGCACGCGTAAAGGCGCGGCGCATCATGGAAAAAACTGGGGCGGTACACAAGGGCGACGGTAAAGATGTCGACCACAGAGTACCGCTCAGTAAAGGCGGCGGTACAGGCAAGTCGAACCTGCGTGTACGCAGTGTGAAAGCAAACAGGGGAGATAAAAAATGATTTTTGATGAGTGGTGGGACTCACTCAGCGAAGCCGAGAGACGCCTTCTAGGCTTACACAACGCTCGTTTCTGTTGGTTAGAAGGGCACAAGGAAGGCTACAGAAAAGGGTGCGAAGAAACCCGTGAAGTTATTGGAGAAGCAAATGCAAATAGTAGATAACAAAGCGTTGCTGTTTCGCACTCGCAACCCAGACAAGTATCGAGTCATCCCTAAACACAAAGTGGTGAACGCGTATGAAGATGGTACGGCAGAGATTGCAGTTTACTGGGGGCTCGACGAGGCGCGGGTGCTCAAGAATCTTGGCGTTAAAGACGTTCCTTCGCCGATTACAAAGCGCTACAAGTGGCCGGGTAAATACAAGCCGATGGCGCATCAGATTGAAACAGCGGCATTTCTCACCCTCAACAAAAAGGCTTTCGTCTTTTCTGAACCGGGTACAGGTAAGACCCTCTCAGCGCTTTGGGCAGCCGACTATCTGATGCAGCTTGGCGCGGTGCGCCGTTGTTTGATTCTGTGCCCACTGTCGATCATGCACAGCGCATGGATGAGTGACTTGAACAACAGCATCATCCATCGCTCGGCCATCGTGGCGCACCACTACCAAGCTAGTCGCCGCATCGAGATGGTTCAACAGAACTACGAGTTCGTCATCGCCAACTACGACGGGCTGAACCTGATCGCTGACGAGATACGCAACGACGGCAGGTTCGATCTGATCATCGTCGACGAGGCCAACGCATACAAGACGATGACGACCAAGCGTTGGAAGACGCTGAACTCTTTGGTCACGCCGACTACCTACCTGTGGATGATGACGGGTACGCCAGCATCGCAGTCGCCTGCTGATGCGTACGGGCTGGCAAGGCTGGTCAACCCCAACGGCGTGCCAAAGTTCTTCACTGGCTGGCGCGACAAGGTTATGAACAAGGTGACGCAGTTCAAGTGGGTCGCCAAGCCCAGCGCCGCCGAGGACGTACACGAAGCGCTGCAGCCTGCAATCAGATTCACCAAAGAGCAGTGCCTTGACTTGCCGCCAGTGATCACGATGACGCGTGAGGTACCGCTGACGCCGCAGCAGGCCAAGTATTACAACCTGCTGAAGGAACGCATGATGGTGCAAGCAGCAGGCGAAACTATTACCGCTGTGAATGCCGCTGCTGGTGTGTCCAAGCTCTTGCAAATATCTTGCGGCGCAGCATACACAGACGACAAAGAAGTTATCGAATTTGATTCCGCGCCGCGCTTGTCTGTGCTCGAAGAAATACTGGAAGAGACAAGCAGGAAGGTAATCATTTTCGCGTTGTTCAGAAACACGATCGACACCGTACACACGCATCTGTTAAAGAAAAACGTAACGGCTGAGTGCATACATGGTGATGTCACTCCGACCAAACGCGCCGACATCATCCGACGTTTCCAAAACGAACCTGACCCTCGTGTGCTTGTCATGCAACCGCAGGCATCAGCGCACGGAATTACGCTGACTGCCGCCGACACAGTGGTGTTCTATGGTCCTCTGATGTCTGTTGAGCAATACACGCAGTGCGTAGCACGAGCAGATCGCAAAGGTCAAGACTCGGACAAGGTAACGGTTGTGCACATTCAAGGCTCGCCAATCGAGAAGCGCATGTTTAAAGCTTTGCAAGACAAGGTTACAGATCATGCAATGCTGACCAAACTTTTCACCACAGAAATAAACAATTGAAGAAAGGGGGTTGCAATCAAAACCAATTCACAGTAATCTGTCAAATCCTAGACAAATAACTAGCGTCAGTACGGTGGGACGTGCAGCCCGACAAGGGACGGACAAGGTTCGAATCCAAACGCTAGACCATAAGGAGAAGTGAATGTCAGAAGAAATGATTCCGCTTGATAAGCTTGCGAAGATATATCGCAAGATCAAAGCTGAGATCGACGCGCTGACGCAAGAGTACGACACTAAGATCGAACAACTAAAAGCTCAGCAAGACGAACTTCGCTTTGCAATGAAAGACCAGATGAAAGCGCTCGGCGTTAAATCGGTCAGCACTGCCTTCGGCACTGTGTCAATGATCAACAAGACACGGTACAGCACAGAAGATTGGGACTCGTTCAAGAAATTTATTGTCGAGAACGATGTCGTTGACCTTCTGGAAAAGCGTATTGCGCAGACGAACATGGCGCGATACCTCGAAGAGAATCCCGGCAGCGTACCGCCCGGATTGAACGCGTTCTCGGACTTCGAAATCCGAGTCACTAAACCATCCAAATAAGAGACCCTATATGTCAAACGTCACTCTATTTAACCCTTCGCAAGTACCCGCATTTGCACGCAACAACGAGCTGTCTGACACAGCCAAAGCACTGACCGGCAGCATGACCGGTGGTATCAAGCGCATCTCGATCAAGGGCGGTGTATTCCGTCTGGTGGCTTCCGGCAAGGAACTCGCTGCAATCGACGAGCGTTATCTTGATGTCGTCATCGTCAAGGCTGCACCGAAAGTCAGTCGTATCTTCTATGCAAGTCAGTACGACTCAGACAATCCTGCCCCGCCGGATTGCTGGTCGAACGACGGTGAGCGCCCAGACCCAACCGCACAGAATAAGCAGGCGCTGACCTGCATGAACTGCCCTCAGAACCAAGCTGGTTCTGGGAACGGTAACAGCCGTGCGTGTCGTTATCAGCAGCGTCTTGCCGTCGTGTTGGAGAACGCACCGAGCGGTGACGTGCTGCAACTCACACTGCCTGCTACGTCGATCTTTGGCAAGGAAGATGGCGACAAGCGTCCTTTGCAGGCTTACGCACGGTTCTTGGCGTTGCAGAACCCGCCAATCAATCCCGAGCAGATCGTCACGCGCATGCGCTTCGACACCAAGTCTGAGTCTCCCAAGCTGTTCTTCCAGCCTATGCGCTGGCTGACGGAAGAAGAGTTCAACATCGTGTCGCAGCAATCCGCGTCCGACGATGCGAAGCGCGCAGTCATCATGACTGTGGCACAAGCAGATGGTGTATCCAAAAATCCTTCTCTTGCCCTACCGGGCAAGCCACCCGTTGTTCAGGATGCGGGGGACGAAGAAGCTGAGGAAGCACCAGCACCCAAACCCAAAGCTGCGAAGAAAAAAGCAGCGGTCGTAGAAGAAGACGACTCAGAGCCAGAAGTTCGTAAGGAATCGGCCAAGCCTTCAGCCGTGCCTGAGAAGAAGTCGAAGCTGGCTGAGATCGTCGACGATTGGGACGACGAATAAGGTGCAACGAGCCCAGCGGGAGGTGGCGCATATAACACCCGCAGCGGGGGCTGGCAAATCCTTTCAGGTGCAGCTCCTATGTGCCAGTGACCCCGCACCTTTTAATGGAGACTTATGGCCTACTCACAAAAAATTATCGATGCAGTAGCTGCCGCCCCTAAGACGCCCGGCAACCAGTTAGGTCGCTGGGCGATTCACTTAGATTTCCCAGTGACGAAGATCGCCTATGCACTGGGCGTCACGCGGCAAACTGTTTACAACTGGTTCATCGGCAAGACGGACGTGTTTGTTGCGTACCAAGCTCGCGTGGACTTCCTTTTAAAAATAATGCAGCACTCTAAGACTGCTGACGAAGCATGGAGAAAGATATGTCAAGCGTACGACCTGAATCCCTGACCGACCGCGAACTCCTGAGCGGTGCGCTGCTGGTGTTTGAGCCTGATCAGGGCATGCCGATTGAATGGCAAAAAGAACTTATCCGCAGACTCGCCTGCCATGTTGAGAACGGTGTTGTACTCGTGAAGAACCACAACGACGCACCAGAACAACTGCGCCTGTTCGACTAATAAAACCAAAGGATCATAATGACTCCGCTTGATTTTCTTGCGGTTGTCTTGCCGTCTTCAGGGCATGGGCTTTATTGCGCCTGCGAGTTGACGGACAAGAAGGAGCACATCTTTGTTGATGCGCCGGAGCAGTTCTATCCAAAGGTCGACGCTTGGGTTGAGAATCGATACAACGTCTACTTCGCGCTGGCGACGTTTGATGAACGCGTTGCGGATATGGAGGGCAACCATGACAGACGCACCGCTGCGAACGCACGGTACATCAAGTCTTTGTTTCTCGATCTGGACGGGTACGAGTCCAAGAAGGAAGCCGCGAAAGCGCTAAGTCAGTTCCTGTCGAAGACCGGGCTCGATCTGCTGGGCATGCCGTACATCATCTCGTCGGGTGGTGGACTGCACTGCTACTGGCCGTTTGAGACAACCGTCACGATACCGGAATGGAAGCCGGTGGCCGAGAACTTAAAGCGCCTGTGCAAGCAGGAGAAGCTGAAGATCGACAACACCGTGACTGCGGACGCGGCAAGGATTCTGCGCATCCCAGAGACGTTCAATTTCAAAGACAAGTACCCCGCGCCGCGCCCCGTGCGCATCATGGCAGAGGGCGACATCTTTGACTTCGAGACGCTGGCGCTGCACATCGAGAGCCAACTGACGACGCTGCCGCCCGCAACCAACGTACCCGCCCTTTCCCTACCGGGGGAGAGGCCAGCAGCACCCACCCAGACCGCCGTGAAGTTGTTCGAGAACAGCGTGACCAAGTTCCGCACGATCATCGAGAAGACCAAAGCGGGTACGGGCTGCGGCCAACTGGCGTACTACCTTGAGAACGCTCAAGAGGACGGGATGGAACCGCTCTGGCGGGGGCTGCTGTCGATCGCTCAGAAGTGCGAGGAATCGGAGAAGGCCGTCATTTGGCTGTCGGAGAAGCACCCGTACGACCTCGACCGTATGCGCACCAAGCTGCGGGAGATTAAAGGTCCCTATCCCTGCACGAAGTTCGATAGCGAAAACCCCGGCATCTGCACGAGCTGCCCGCACTGGGGGAAGATCACGAACCCGCTGGCACTTGGCCGGGAGTACGCGGTCGAGACTGTCGAGAAGGTGATCGAGATCAACGAGACCACGGTCGTGCGCCCTGAGCCACCCAAAGGGTACGCCTACGGCAAAAGCGGTGGTGTGTTCTTGGAGAAGGCCGACGAGGACGCCAACGGCAACTCTGTCAAACGGCAGGTAATGTTGCTGCCCTACGACCTGTTCCCCGTAGACATCCTGAGCATCAACGGCGACCACATGATCCACATGCACGCGGTTCGCCGGGGTGAGATCGAGGTGATCACGTTCCCGCAGAAGGCGGCGGTCAGCAAGGACGAGACGCTGAAACATCTGGCTACCCAGAACGTCATCGCGTCCTTCGGGTCGGGCAACGACAAGAACCTGTACGACTATGTGCGCGCCTGCGTCGAGCGCATCAGCGTGGAGAAAGCCCCGATCAAAGTGCCGTCCAACTTCGGGTGGCAACCTGAAGGCACGTTCGTCTTTGCCGGACGCATCTATTCCAAAGACGGAAGCCACGTCGAAGTGCCCATGCCGGGGCTGGAAAACATCACGACCAACACCCAGCCGACCGGGACACTGGCGGGATGGCAGGCAGTAATTAACCTTTTGATAAAGAAGAAGCTGTGGAAACACCTGACCGTGCTGCTGTCCGGTGCCGGATCGCCGCTGATGCGGTTTACCGGGCTCTACGGCGTGACTTTCCACTGCGGGTCTACTGAGTCAGGGACGGGTAAAACGCTCGCTCTGGAAGCCGCTGCGTCAGTCTGGGGGCACCCCACCCACTACCGGACGGGCAAGGGAACGTCGCCCGTAGCCATGCAGCAGCGTCAGGGATTGCTGAACAGCCTGCCCCTGATTACGGACGAGATCACGTCCAAGAACCGCAAGGACTTCGAGTGGTTCCCTGAGTTTCTGTTAGACAGTACCGAAGGCCGGGGCAAGGAGCGTATGGAATCCGGCGCGAACCGTGAGCGCCTGAACCTGTCGACTTGGCAAAACACCAACATCATGTCGTCCAATACCCACGGTGTGGATTACCTGACCGGCGGCAGGAAGCATGCCTCTGAGGGCGAGCTGAGGCGGTTGTTGGAATTCATCATGGACGACGTTCTTACTTGGGAGCCGCATGAGATTGAGATCATTAAGACGCTATCGTCTAACTTTGCCGTGGCCGGTCACGAGCTTGTTAAGTTCATGGTCAGCCATCAGGACTTTCTGGCGACGCTGGTTCCCCAAGTCTTAGACCAGATGCGCAAGGAGTTCGGCGCGACCAACGACGAGCGTTTCTGGCTGGCAGGTATCGCTGTGATCGTGTCGGCGGGCATCATCATGACTGACCAGCACGCCAAGATCGTCAACATACCGATCCACCCGATCATCAACGAACTCAAAGCCGTGGTCGAGTACATGCGCGGCAGCATCAAGTCGGGCAACCGCGACGCTGAAGATGTGCTGAACGCCTTCACCCGTGAGTACTACGGCAAGCTCGTGATTGTGCGCTACACGGCAACCGATGGCGTACTGGCTGAGCTTGGCAATGGCGGGGCGATCGATGCGTCAACGACGCGTTCGGAAGTTATGGGGCGCATCGAGCACGGCGTAACGCACGGCTACATCGACTACTACATTGAAGAGCGGATTCTGAAATCGTACTGCTCGTCAGTCAGCTTCGGTTACGCCGACTTCAAGGCGCAGTTGCAAGAGAAGTTCTCTGTGGTCTACATGCCGAAGAAAGACATGCTGGCGCGTACGAAGGGGCCGCAGATGCGTGTAGCCGTCTTGAAGATCAGCCGTAAGATCGATGAAGAAGAAACTGAATATCCATTATCCGTGGGAACAAACGGCTAGGGGGCAGGGGTTCTTTGTTCCTTGTCTGGACACGGAGACCGTCAGAAGTGACGGTCTCCGTAAAGCCCTCGGTATGCGGCTGTTGGATGCCAGAGCCTATGCAGCGATCAAGGACGGGAAGATAGGGGTTTGGTTCTATCGGCTGCACTGATGAACATCTGTGCGTACTTCTCCCGATAGTTGTCGATCCTCTCCAACAACTCATCCTTGCGTTCCTGCGACAGCTTGGGCGAACTCACAATCATACGACGCATGGTTGCGATCTCACCAAGCTTCTGCTGTGCTGCGCCTGACATCGACACTAGCGCGATGCGGTTCGAGTACTGGTTGAAGAACTCTTTAGCTTCGTCCCTGCGACCCTCTGCCAGCATCTGCTTGTAAGTTCCAGCGGCTTGCTGAATCTCCAACATGCGGTCGTACGCTTCGTCCAGTACAGCGCGGGGCTCTGTGCTTTGGAACAGCGTGCCCACCATAGCCGTCTTGCTGATCGGGGTCGACGGCATCTCGCCGGGTCTGTCGCCGGTGAACATACGGAAGAACGGGTTGGTCATCTGTATGATGAACATACCCAGCGGACCGGTGTAGCCACGAACCAGATAGTCAAGCTCGATTGGGGACAGGTTCACCATGCTGCTTACAGGCCCCAGCGCTTTGGCCGCTTCCGATGTGGTCGGACGGGCGCGGTACGCTTCCATCATGGTGTCGAGTTCGCGCTTGCTCTCGATGTCGTTGCCACTCAAGAAGGAACGGCCGAGCTTCAGCTCGATACCCGGCTTGATTGCGGCAGGGATGCCAAATGGGTTGTACGTCTTACCAATCTCGTAGATACCCATGACAGAGCGCGCTGCCTTCTCGTCGCCCATAGCGGTGTTGATGATGGCTTCCGGCACTGCTTTGAACAGGAAACCGAATTCAAACGGGATCGGAATCTTGACCGGCTCATCGAAGAACGGCAGGCGCACAAACCAGTTGTTGTAACGCTCTTCCGGCTTGGCGCGTTTGTAGTCGTCATCATCCTGCATGTACATGGCGTAGGCCAGCGACATCGCGGTAAACAGCGTGGCGCGCTGGATCAGCTTGTTGCGCAGATCGAGCTGCTTGGCAAACGGCATACGGTTCTTGAACGTGCGGTACACCACATCCAGACCTTGAATCTGGGCGTTCAGGAACGGGATCACGGTAGACATCGCGTAGACGCTGGGCGAGAGGCCACGGCGACGGAAGTTCATGGACTCCAACGTACGCAGCAGTGCCTGCATTTCCGACATGCCCTTGTTAATCGAGTCGCGGTAGATGACGGCGCGGGTAGCAGCGTCGCCCTGCATGGCCAGCGCGTCGGCTTTAGACATCAACCACGCCAAGCCTTGCTTACCTTCGGACACGTCGCGCAGTGCCATCTCCAAGTCGCGCTTGTCGCCAGTGAACACGTTGCTGGAAATAGCACCGGCGCGCATCAGCTTGGCTTGGGCGTCGTTGCGTCCGGCCAGCGACTTACCTAGTTCAGTGAACGAGTTCAGGATTGGCACCCCGTCCATACCGGTCGAGAACCAAGCGGCCAGCGGGTCACGTACAGCCTGCTTGATTGCGTACGCAGGGCTGCGGGTGATGAACTTACGCAGGATGTCAGCCGGTACCCCCATCGCTTGGATGATGGCAGGCATCGTGGTCTTGACACCTTCCATGCCCTTGACAATGAACTCAGCCGGAACGCCGTACACATCTTGATCGATGACGGCAAACATGTCCTTGCCTTTGAACTTGTAGCGGATCGTGCTTGGGTTGGCTGGACCTGCGCCAGTACCCATCTTGCTGACCACGCCCAGCTTATCCAGCAGCAGGACGTTCTCGTTGATCATCTTGTTACGCAGCGCCATGCGCGTAAGCAGGAACGTGTTCTGCACCGCGCTGGTGTAGATCGGCTGGATGCGCTTGTTGTCGCCCACCAGCGGCTCGAGTTCTGGCTCGCTCTTGACGTTGCCGATGTTCAGGATGGTCTCTTTGTCCACGTACAAGTCAACGTCGCCGTTGTTCTTGTTGACGCGGTAGTACGGTATGTACGGCACAGACTTCAGCTCTGCCGCTTTCTCTTTGGTCATGGTGCCTGTCTGCACCAAGAAGTCCAGCTGACCGGCGTTGTACTCGCGATAGATATTCATCGCGTTCTCAAACATCGCCTTGTCTTTCGGATTAGCGTTCAGAAGGTCTGCGACTTTCTGATATTCAGCGCGAGCTGCGTCTGGGTCGGACACGTTCAGCTTTTCCCAGCCCACGGCTTTGGCACGCTCGCCAGCAATCAGCGCAGTAAGAATCGCTTCTTTCTCAACGTCGTTGCCGATCTTAGACGGGGCGATAGCATCAGCCATCTTCGACAGAGTGGCACCGTCTTTGGTCGTGTAGTAGTACTCACGTCCACGTTTGGTATCTTGGTATGTCAGTTGCAGGGGGCCGACGGTCATGGCCTGAACGGCAAACTCGCTGACCTGTTCGCCAAAGCGCAAGAAGAACTGAGCGTTCTCTGCTTCCAGATCGCTGATGACGCCTTTCTCAAGACCTTTGCGTTGCAGCTCATCAAGCGCAGCGTACTTGTCGACGTACTGCATGCGGCCTGCCAAGCCTGTGATGTTGCCCAAGAACTCGTCTTTCCAACTCTTCTTCTCAACGCCAAACGACTGCGCAATAGACATCGGCAGGGTAGGAGAGCGGAAAGCCATCACGCCGTCGGCGTTGCGGTACGGTCCCAGTTTGCGGTTGTTGAACTGGTCGTTGGCCTGCTTCAACATGTAGTACACGTCAGACGTAGACAGCTTGGTAGCGTCAACAAAGCCCATGCTGCGCAGGGCAGAGCGCGCCATGCCAACCAGCTCTTTCAACCAACGGCCAGCCTTTGCCAAAAATGACTCGTTGACGCGCTGCTCCATCGTGTGGGCGATGATCTCGCGCAGTGCGGCCAGATCAGGGCTGCCCTTCTGACTTACGGCAAAGTTCATCGCGGCCACGGCTTCGTTCCACAGCTCGTCGCCGCCAAGCTTCTTGGCCAGCTTCTCCAAATTGGTGTCGCGGGCAAAATCGGTCAGCTTGTCCAAGCCGATCACGGTGTCGATGCCGTAGTGGCCGATCATCTCGTGCAGCAGCGTGGCTTCCAAGTCCAGCATGTCAGTGTGCGTATTGCCCACCACGATGATTTTGCCGTCGGGCAGAACTACCCCTTTGAACGACTTGCCATCCCAACCATGCTCGCGCAGCAGCGCGTCCAGCTCTGGGCTGATGTTCTCAAGCTCTGGCACGTAGGTCAGATCAACACCTTTGGGCAGGCGTGATTTGATCTCCACGATACGGGCGCGGGCGTCAGTCGGATCAACCACAGCACCAGCAGCAACGCCGGTACGGAACGCTGGCGGTTTCTTGGACTTACGCGCAGCTTCAAACGCCTGCTGTAGGGCTTTGTTTTTCTCGCTGGCGGTACCCCGCTTCAGTGCTTCAGCAACACCAGCACGGCGCTCAGACGCAGCAACACCAGCTTCGCGGCTCTCAAACCCTGCCTGACGGGCTGCGGTTCTAGCGCGGCTTTCTTCGGAGCCGGTGGCAAATGTTGGGGCACCGCGTTTGTTAAAGTTGCCTTCGCCAACGCGAACAGTACGTGTCTCTTGCTTGGTGCGCTTGGACTTCTGCACTTGCGCAACAGGTGCTTCGGCGGCGCGTTCTACGCGGGTCTTGGTTGCTTTGACCAGCTCACCACGGAACCCCGGCTGTGCTCGTCCAATCTTCTGAGCAACCTCATCAAGCTGCGCCTGTACGTTTGCCAACTTCGCATCGCGGTCGGCCAGACGCTTGTTGCCTTCTTCAACGTAGCTGGCTTCGGCTTTCTTGTATGCCTCGGACGTGTCGCCTTTGGTGGCTTTGAGCTTCTCAAGCCTGCCTTTGGCACCGTCGTTCCACTTGTTGTACTTGGCGTTGATCGCGTCTATTTCGGGCTGGGCAGCTTCTTTTTCCAGACGGTACTCGTCTGTTGCTTCGCCAAGTTCACGGGCTACGCGTGTGGGATCGGCTTTGAGCTTTGCGGCGGTCGTTGACTTGCGTTGCTGCTTGGCTTCTTTAGACAGCGTTTTCTCGACGCGGAAGCGGTTGTAGTACTGCTGCTTCTCGTCCTCGCCGCGTGCCTCGATGTTGCTAA